CTTCGCGATTAGTTACGGTTGGCAGTTATTCCCATTCTAGCGAAAATACTTACCATGACGGTTGGATCTTTTTCACAGAGCCGTCATCTTTTAAAGCCTAAAGTTAGCTTTTGTCTGTGGCACCCGAGCATCCGAACGCAAGACATTGCGCCCTCAACGGGGATCGAGAGACTCGATCAAACTGGGCCTATAGCCTATTTTTTGCCTATGATATGTGACCCATGGACTCGAACTGATATCTGTCCATTATAATAGTCAGTAGATTCTAAAACTTTATGAGTAAACTGTTCTCGTGCCTCTATGTATGAACACTGTGCCTTTGAATTACAATAGAATAATATTTCTCTAGTAAACTTATCTTTGCCTAACGTGTTTACATCTTCATTTAATACATCATTTGAACCATAATAATCACGCCAGTCTGATTCAACTTTACTTTTAATCTTTTTCTTTTTTTTAATACCATTTTTCTGTTTAACAACTTTATAAGTTGTTTTAGAAAACTTGGCTAGTTTTTTGCCTATGTATTTCCTACCAGTGACTGTATTTGTTATTAGATAAACAAAACCTATACAATCATCTGGTAGGACATCTACGATAGACCCATTATAGGTCCAAGACACTTACTTCTTAGCAGCCTTACGTGCGTTCTTTTCGGCTGTAATTTCATTACGACGAGCCTTAATAGCCTTACTCATCTCACCGAGGGCCTTACGTGCTCTTGTACCAGCAGCTGAGTTTCCATTAATAAACTTAGCATCTTCAATCTTCCATGCTGCAAACTGTTCTTCAATTGTTGTTACTACTTCACTCATTTTTTTCTCCTTTTAATCGCTTTTTACGTTCTTTTCTTTGTTGTTGTATTTCCATACGTCGTTTACGTGCGATTATACGTAGTTCTCCTAACGCATTTCTTGCATCAACTCCTGCACGATCACTTGTGCCAGTTTCCCACTTCTCATTATACTTGAAGTAGTTCCTTATAGCTATCATAAGTTGGTCGGTTAGGTCTGAATCACTCATTATATAGCGTTTTAATCCGTTATCTCGATATCATTTGAATAGTGAGTAAATCCGTTTTCTTTAATAACTCGCAATACATTATTAACACGACCTATTAGATCATCTTTGTGAGATATTAGGTAAATGTTCTTTTTGCTTTCACGGGCCATCTTCTTTAGAATAGCTAGGCTATGTTCAACACCTGCTGTATCCATACCACTATCGATTAACTCATCGATAAACAACAAGTTAATAGGTTGATAAAGATTTTCCCATATGTCACGGAAACTCCAACTCAACGATAAAATAAGTCGATTGCGCTCACCACGAGAAAGATTATCAAAATCCAGATCTTGACCAAGTTGTGTAATCTCCACTTGCAGATCGTTTTGGAAAGTTACCTGATGAGGTAATCCTGTACGATCTAAATAATAAGTTAAACGTTGATTTAGATAACTTAGATTTTGATCAATAATCTTCTTACGAATGAAACTATCTTTATTAGTAAGCAACTTGAGAAGGAATTCTTGATGTTCTTTTAACTTTGTTAACGTATTAATCAAACTCCAATCTATTTCCTGCATTGCTTTATTTTCAAGTTCTTCAATCTGTTCTTGATACGGATCAGATTCATTCTGCTTAGATTCATATTGGCTATACAAGTTATCTAAGTTGTTTTTATGTTCATATGCTTCATCGAAGCGATCATAGAAAGTAGTTGGCTTTGCTGCAAGATCACCTATTTCTTTTATCTGATCAACTATTGAATTATAGTTTTCTTCTATTTTTTCTTTATGTTCGATGCTGTCGTTAAGATCCTTAGTAAGCGAATCAACGATCTTATTTCTATTAGCATCGTGGAGTTCTTGTCCACAAGCATAACACTTATGATCATCCAGCTCATTAAGATTACGTTGGTGTTTATCTATCGCTTTTTGTGCTTGTCCTAAACTGCTCTCGATAGATGCTTTTTCTTTATTAAGAGACTTAAGCCTATCATTTTTAATTGACCAATCCTTAAGGACTGTATGTGACACAATCTCTTCTTCAATATCAACTTCTGATAGATGTTTAATAGCGGTTTCAATTTTTTTAAGATCTTCTTCTTGCTTTGCATACCAGGCTTTCTTTTTGATATGTAAGGATTCGATCGTAGCTTTAATACGCTCATTGCTTGCTTTCGTCGCTTCAATGTTTGCGTTCTCCTGTGTTATCTGATCTTTTGAGTTTTTAATCTCTTCTTTTAATAGATCCGCTTTTTCACTGAGAAGAGTGATGCCAAGTAACTGTTCAATCACTTCTCTTTGATCATTTGCCTTTAGACTTAGGAACGGTTCAGTATAGGTATTCAACGCTAATATATGTTTGAACATAGTATGACTCATACCAATAAGTTCATCAATAGAGTTTTGAGTCTTGCGGCTATCACCTTGGCTTTCATCAAGATCAGTTTCCTGTTCTTGATTATTGATATAAAACTTTAAGATATTAGGTTTCCTACCACGTTCAATGCGATAGTTAATGTTGTTTTTTTCAAAGTTAACTGTAACTAACATATTTTTTTGATTAATATTGTTGATTAGATTATCTCTTTTAATATTTGTTAATGCCTGACCAAAAAGTGCATAGCTAAGTGCGTTGATGATAGTTGTTTTACCTGTACCATTTCGACTACCACTATCGTCTCCGCCCATATCGATATTTTCACCTAACACTAGTGTTAACTGTTCCTTTTCAAAATCAACAGCCTGTGTCTGATTACCGATACTCATAAAGTTCTTAACAGTTAGATTCTTAATTTTAATCATAGGTTATTATAAATCTCCAGTAGGATCTTGGGATCATATGCGTCGCTATCAATGTTAATGATCTGATTAGTAACAATCTGATCAACACTTTCAAAGTTGGTTATTTCTAATGTACTATTGGTAGAATCTAGTTCTTTCTTCTCAGGAATCAGTGTACATTCGCGTATATCAAATCTATCCATAACGGTCTCTTTGATAAAGTTTGCTTCTTCAAAACTGATATTAATATCAAGTGCTACTCGTAGATGCATTTTTGATTTACAAATATTATCCATATCGTCAATAAGCTGACTTAGCTTAACTGTTCGATAACGAGGCATATCAGGCCAATCAATATATTGAGGAGATCCTCCCCATTTGAGTATCATCATTCCACGTTCGTCGTCCCATGCATCTGCAAAGTTATGAGGAAAAGCATTACCGATATAATGTATGTTTCCCTTGTTCTGCCGCTTATGGAAATGTCCAGTAAACACATATTCATTATTTGCTAGGTCTTCTGCTTTAATATCACCGTGATCGGGCATTTGAACCATTGCGTTCATCATAAACATAGGAAGTTCAAAATGACCAAACATATAGCGACTTTTAAGTTTTGCGATCTTTTTCCACTCATCTCCAATGAGCCATGGAATAAATGCAACTTCATCCATAATGATTGGTTCGGTAATCATAGTAATACCCGGAACATGTCTACCAAATGCAACGCTATTCATATCACGTCTATCTTTATAATATAGATCATGATTTCCAGGAAAGAATATTACACGTTCAAAGTTTTTTCCAAGTTTTTCTAAACATTCAAGTCCAGAGTTCATAGTGATAATATTAATACTATTTCGATTATGATTCCAATCACCGCAAAAGATCGCAGTTTCACAACCTTGAGCTTTTGCGGTAACTATAAACCAATCAACAAAATCTATACAATCATCAGTATGACTTTTAGAATTTGACTTTAAACCAAAATGTATATCAGTAAATACAGCAGCTTTTTTAAAGAATTCCATGACACATCCTCATGATTACTTTAACATAGCCTCAGTTATTTGTCAAGTCTTACTCGCTAGATCCATTATTATATCGATCCTTTGACAGTTGCCATTCGTGATCGCCCTGTCTTGTATAACTTGGACTAAAGTTATTCATTTCTAATATATCATCACGGATATTTTGATTGCGCTTTTCAATATTAATGACCCTAACAAAACTATTAGTAACCGCAGCAGTAAAATAAGCAAATGGATTATTTGATTTACTTTCGTCAAACTGCAATCCAATTTGTGTAAGCTGTAGGATTGCCTGTCCGCGCATTTCGTCGTTGTATGTATATCCTCGAACGTTTCCTCTAGTAGCATATCGTTCGCAAAGTTTCATAAACATCTTGGCAAGTTTATTAGTAAACTGCCCTTGATCTTTACTAAAATAACCATTTTCCATACCACCAACCCAGTGGCTTTTCCCTACACATACGAGATTACCTTGGTCGTCATATTTCCAATGTTGGAACGGTGGAAAATTTACTTTATCGTGTGCATCTGCTACAGTTTTTGTCTTCTTCTTTCTACCCGGAGCAAGTGGAATGTGATCAAAGCTCATTATTCTAAATACAACATCTGTTTTGTTTATTTTTCTATAGTCTATTTCACAGTCGCTAAACTTGACTTTCTTATCACCTGAAAGTTTTTTCTGCTCAAAATCCTTATGCGATAGTTTTTTTGCTTGATTTTTCTTTGCAGCAGCTATTGTTCTTATATTAATCTTGTCCAAACTTGGCAATATAATATCATATTCAGAGTATGCTGGGTCAACAAAACTACAGTATGAATTCTTACTCTTGTGTATTTCTTCTAGTAAATCTTTGTTATTTAAATAGTTTACTTTCGCCATTTATGATATCTCCATTTGTATTATAATATGAGCACATTATTTTTGCAATAAATATCTTTATAGGAGTCTCCTCATGCCCGATCAATCTAATGTTGATGTTTTACCGTCCAACTACTCACCTCCGGATTTTAATTCCTTTTTATCTGCTTTTCAATCTTCGGATCCAAATGTTGCCATTAGTCAAGCTCGTAGTGCAGGTATTCCTTTAGGAGCAAATCCTAATCCAACATTCCAAACACAACAAGCTGCAACTTTTAATACATCTCCTGAAAACAAAGATTGGAGAGTCAAAATATCAGTTCCAACTTCTGCTATTCCTATAACTGGAGCACTTGCACCTTTACAGCAAACCGGTGGTGCGATGATATTTCCTTTCTTACCTACGATTACAATGAGTCACACAGCGAACTATCAACCTATGGACATTGTACATATTAATTATCCATTTTATGCATATAAGAATAGTCAAGTGGATGAGATTAATATAACAGGAAAGTTTACAGTCCAGGATGCGAACGAAGGTCAATATTGGTTAGCAGTTGTGCATTTTTTAAGAACAGTTACAAAAATGTATTTTGGTCAAGGCGCCAACTTGGGAAATCCTCCACCTATATGTACATTAAATGGATATGGCGATTTTGTTTATAATAATCTTTCTGTTGTGATAAAATCATTTACAGTTACTATGCCTGCAGATGTTGATTATGTATCAACGCAGTTAACTAGTTTTACACCGGGTGCTGGATCCTCAAATGAAAACTTTGTACCAGCTATTTCGGAAATAACAGTAGTCTTATTACCTGTATACAGTCGAGATAAGATCAAATCATTTAACTTAACTAACTTTGCACAGGGTCAGTTAATAATAGGAGCAGATGGGAGATCATTTATATAATGGCAAAATATTCTTATTCAAGTCCTTGGTATAATACTCCGCAGAATAATCTATATTTAGATATATGGGTTCCTAGACCTATTCCAACATTTTCTGATGATATACAATATACCATACAGCCACAATATAACTATAGACCAGATCTATTAGCATTTGATCTTTATGGAAATCCTCATTTATGGTGGGTATTTGCACAGAGAAATGCTGATATTATTTTTGATCCTATATACGATTTTCGAGTAGGAACAACAATACAGCTTCCTAGAAGTTCGTCACTATTACCTTCATTAGGATTGAAATAAGTCATGGGATATGATGCAAACGGAAACTATGATGGTGTGCCTAATGATGCAGGATCATTAACGGCTCCATCTTCTAATACTACGCCAAACTCTCCAGGTGTAGTAGTTACT